CAGGCTGGCGCGGGTGACGTTGGCGGCTTTGGCGGCTTCCGCCATCCCGCGTTCGCGCGCGAGCTTCCCCAGTTGAATCAGGAAGGCGGGCAGGTCGGTACTGCCGTCATCGTCGTCGCACAGCAAGCTAGACAGCAGCGCGGCTTGATCAGCGGCGGTTGGGGCAAGGTCGGTTGCCAGCAGCGGGCGGGTTTCGGTGGTCGTCTGTGGGGTCATGATCGGGGCTCCTTATCCCTTCCAAAGGTGCTTCGCGGCGGCAATCGCGGCCTCTTGGTCCCGCTTCGTGCTGCCGCCCAGCAAAACGATGATCGTTTGCCCCCGGCGGGCGAAATAAATGCGGTAGCCGGGGCCGTAGGTCAGACGCATCTCGAAAATCCCCTTGGCATTCGCAAGGGCTTTCCAATCCCCCAGGTTCCCGGCTTCGGCCTTGGCAATCCGGCTGCGAATGCGCTTGGCGGCGGCGGGATCGGTCAGGCCGTTCAGCCAAGTCAGGAAATCCGGGGTGGTTTCGATCTGCATCATAGGAACACTGTATCTTTAAAACGACAAACCCGCAAATGGAAAAGTCTTTTTAAAAAGACAAAAAAAGAGGGGCGGTGCATGACCGATTCTGTCAAGCGCGATACCAATATCGAGGCGCTGAAAGACCGCGTGCCGCTGTCGGCGTTAATCGGGCGGACGCATCAGTTAACGCGGAACGGGCGGGAGGCGGTAGCGGTTTGCCCGTTCCACCAGGACCGCAAAGCCTCCCTAACGATCAACGACGATAAGGGTTTCTACCATTGCTTCCCGTGCGGCGCGCATGGGGACCATGTGGATTGGTTGAAAGAGGTTGATGGGCTCTCGTTCTTCGGGGCGCGGGATCGGTTGATGGAATTGGCGGGGGTGCAGCGGGAGGATGTGGATAAACTGCCGCCCGCCAAACCGAGGAAAACCCCAGAAGAACTGGCAGCAGAGCGTGCCAAAAAGATCGATGCGGGCTTGAAGCGCTGGCGCTGGACGCGCCCGGCGGCGGGAACCCAGGTCGAGACCTATCTAACCCAGGGGCGCAAGCTCAACCTCGGTTTGATCGGCCTTAGTAACCGCGTGCGCTTTGGTGTGGTGGATTACTGGTGGACTCCGCCCAAGGGCGAGGATCGGGCCGCGCCGCCTCCGCCCCCGGTTTGCCTGGGGCGCTGGCCTGCAATGGTTATCGCGCTTCAAGATGCGCCGGGGTTGCCGGATTTTTCGGATCTATCGAAACCGCACGGGCTTGTGGGGGTGCATGTAACCTGGCTTGCCGACGATGGCTCGGATAAGCGGTTTATTCCGCACCCGCTGACCGGGGAAGCGATGAACCCGCGCAAGATGTTTGGTGTCTCGCGGGGGGCTGGGATGCGGCTTTATCCCCCGGCGGAAACGATGGCGCTTTCAGAAGGGTTTGAAACCGGCATGTCGGCGCGGCAGGCGGGTTGGCGTGATATTGCACCGGGCAAACTCTCGGTTTGGGCGGCTGGATCGCTGGATAACATCGCGGGCCGGTCGGTCGATGAGGGGGAGCGGCACCCGCGCCGCCCGCGCGCGAAGCTGCGGGGGATTGTGCCAGACCCCGACGATACCGGCATGCTGTTGCCGCCCGAATGCAAGCGCGTCTTGCTGATCCGCGATAACGACAATGGCGACCCTGAGATGGCCGAAAGCATCTATCGGCTTGTCTCAATCCGTTGGCGGTCGGAAGGGCGGGAAGTTTGGCACGTTACGCCTCCGCTCGGGGCGGACCTGAATGACGTTGCAAAATGGGAAGCTGAACGCGATGACGGATGAAACCCCTCCGCCGCGCCGCCCGATGCTGCGCGAGGTGATGGATGACGCGCGCCCATTCGACGGCCCACCGGAACCGCCTCCGCCGTCCGAGGAAGATCGCCGCGACGATGCCGATGGAATGCCGGGGCCGGAGGGAGACGGGGGAGAATCGGGGGCCGCCTCAAGCGCCTCTCCGCCTGCAAGTGCCACCGTGCTTGATCTGGAAAAGCATCGGCGCGCCCGCAAGGAACGGGCCTCCGCGAAAGCCAAATCCCCCAAGCCTGACCCGGAGGTTTGGGATCGGCTGAATGCCAGAATCAGGGAGGTCAGCGACCGCTACGCCCTTGCGATCATGGGCGGGCGGGCGGTTATTCTGCGCGAAGATATCGAGCTAACGGCCTGAAAACTCTGGAATTCATGGCGGTGGGAGCCTTTCGCGACTGGTTCCGAAACGAGACGTTCTACACCGGCGGCCGGAAGGCAGAGAGTTTGGCGGAATATTGGATGGCATCGCCCCGGCGTAGGCAATACGAGCGTATCGCCTTCGATCCCGGTTTGCCGCCAGGTGGGGGTGAAAACCCGATTTATAATCTGTTCCAAGGGTTCGCCGTAACCCCCGCGCCTTATTATGAGAATATTGAGGATCATAAACGTCATTTCTCGGTTTTGGCCGATCACGTCCTAACGAATGTTTGTAAGGGTGATCCTGAGCTTGCGAAGTGGATTTGGGGCTGGTTCGCCCACATCATCCAGCATCCCACCCGTCCGATCGGCAAAGCTCTGGTGTTCCGGGGGCGGATGGGGACCGGTAAAAGCAAGTTGGCCGAGGTCTTTGGTTCGCTGGTCGAGCCCCATTGGGTGCAGGTTGGCTCTAGCCGTTATCTGACCGGGCAGTTCAATGCCCATAAAATCAGCCTGCTGTTTCTAGCCTCGGATGAGGCGGTATGGGCGGGCGATAAGGCGGCGGAATCGGCCCTCAAGGATATGGTGACGAATAAAACCCATATGATCGAAAAGAAGGGGGTCGATCCAATCAAATTCCCCAACTTCATCCGTATCTTCATGACGTCCAATGAAAATTGGGTTGTTCCGGCGGGGTTGGAAGAGCGGCGGTTTGCCGTGCTCGATGTCGGGGAATGGGTCATCCAGAACCGTGAATATTTCGCGGAACTGGACGAACAATTAGACCGAGTGGCGGGGGAGACGGGGCAGAAGGGGGTAGAGGCGTGCGCCACAGGCCGCCAGCATCTGATGGCCTATCTGATGCAGCTCGACCTTACGCAAATCCCGCTGCACCAAGTGCCGAAGACCGAAGCGCTTTGGGATCAGAAGCTCGCCAGCCTCAATACCCCGCTCGCGTGGTGGTTCCAGTCGCTGAAAGACGGCAGCTTGTCGCGGCGGGGCGAAGCGTGGGGGCTGGTCGAGACGGAAGAGTTCTATACCAACTACAAGCACTTCTGCGAGACAAGCGATAGAAAAGCGCTGGTACGGGAACAGTTTATCTCCCATCTCGCCAAAGTAATACCCAAGAAAAACGATGGGTCGCCGGATTGGGTGCGAAAGCGATGTAGCGCCCGCGCTATGTCGGACGATGCTGGGGGGGCTTCCATGGTGCGGCCATGGGGGTACGAGTTCCCGTCTTTGGCGAAATGCCGGGAGGCGTGGGAAGGGCTGACTGGGCATTCCTTCGATTGGGGTGAGGAAACGGCGGAACGGGAGCTAGATCATGCGCCAGCGTGACGGGGCGGGCTTGGTGGGCTATTGCGCGCGCGAGGCTGGGGCAGGCCGCGCGGCGATTCTCTCCCTCTCGCAGGGGCTTGGGTGTCCTGTCCCACCGTGTCCCAGCGCTGTCCCAGCGCGGACGGGTAAAAAACCCAGCGTTTCTGCGGGTTGTCCCACCTGTCCCACCTGTCCCAGCTTCCGCCCCGTGTGTGCGTCCGCCCGTGCGCCCCCGCGTGCGTGTACGCGCGTGCTCCTGCGTCATGCGCGAGGGGTTTTAGGTGGGACAGGTGGGACAGGTGGGACAGAAACGAAATCTACCAGAATTTTCAAAGACATGGCTTGTCCCACCGAAGGGCTTTTCAAGAAAGCGCGGTGGGACAGGTGGGACAGAGCCGGAAAGGGCGGGAAAATGACGGCAGCGCGGACAAGGGCGGAAGTTAAGCGGGTGCGGGCGGCGGCAGGCGATGCGGCCTTACCGCCGGATGTGCAGATGGCGCGCCGGAATATTCAGGTGGTGACGGAGCTCGAGCGCGCGGTTGATCCTGAAACGGGTAAGCCGGTTCGGGTGCCGGGGCGGACGGGGCTTAAGGTGGTTAGCAAGATCGATCATTTGTACGCCCGGCAGTTGGTCAGTGAGCGGCAGTATCAGGCTGCCCTGGAAGTGTTGGGCTGGATGCAACAGGCACAACTTTCCGCCCCATCGGCGTTGAGCCTAATGACCCAAAGCGGCGGGGCGGGGGGGCTGGATGGTTGGACCGTTGCGCGTCTGGACGCCTTGTCTCGCCTTCGCCACCTTCGGCAAGATATCGGCACGCCGGGCATGGGGCTGCTGGTTTACGTGCTTCTGGATGAAGGTGACCTTGGCGATTGGCCAGGGTTGGCAGACAGCACAGCACAGCGGCGCAAGGATTATCGGGGATCAGCAGCGCTAGCCTTGCTGCTGATCGTTCTAGATCGTCTTGTGATAGGAGCTTGACGCGAGCCAGTCTCGCATGGCATGAGTTAGGCAAGCTACAAAAACTGCGACAAGCGCCGCCCTGGCATCCACGGGCGGCGCTTCGCATTTCAGCCCGAAAATCTCAATCATATCAATAGCATGGTTCGGATAGGGGCGGGGGTCTTCGCGCCCCTCGGGTCCTTCCCGGTCCCTTTCCCGATGCGGCCAGCAAGGGCGCGGGGCTTTGCTACGGGCGGGTTGTGAATTGCTGTGAAGGGTGTGAAGCCTGTGAAGCGCTGTGAAAGGAGGTGATTTTCTTGGGCGAGCAACCGCAGTTGATGACGAGGGGGGAATTTGCGGCTCACCTGAAACTGAAATCACCGAGCGCGATCAGCAATTATTTTGCGCGGGGGCGGCTGACGCAAGCCGTGCTGGTGGGCGGGAAAATCAACGTCGCGCTCGCGGAAAAGCAACTGGCGGCGTCCCGCGACACAGATCGGCCGGGGCCGCCGGGCACTACCCAGCCAGCCCTTGATATTTATCCAGACTCTGAAATGGCTTGGGATGCGCCAATCCAGGCACGTCTGAAGGCCGATATGCTCGTTGAGGACTTACGGCGCAAGCGGCGGGAAAATGATGAAGACGAAGGCCGCTTGGTGCTGGCGGAGCAAATTCACGATGCGGCAATGACGGCGGCCCGCAAGGTGCGGGACATGATGCTGTCGCTGCCGCCCCGGATAGCAGGCGAAATCGCGCCTGCGGCGGGGATGAGGTGAAAATTCAAGCGCTCTTGAAGCGCCGGATTAGTGCGGAACTGGAAAAAGCGGCAAGGGCGATTGATGAAACATGTACGCCAGCGGACGCACAACCTACCTCCGGGCCTTTGCCGCCGGATTAATGCCCGATCCTGACCTGACGGTCACGGAATGGGCGCGGAAGTTTCGCGTGCTTGGCAGCGACGAAGGGCCGGTGCCGGGGGAATGGTCAGATGATCTGGTGCCGTTTCTGCGGGAAATCACCGATTGTCTTTCGCCCTCGCACCCCTGCCGGGAAGTAACGTTCTGCAAATCGGCGCAGGTGGCGGGCTCGGCAGGCGGACTGAATTTTATCGGGGCGATTATCGACGCTTTCCCGGCACCGACACTGGTGGTTTTACCAACGGTTGACACGGCAAAAACCTATGTCAGGACAAAACTGCAACCGATGCTCGACAATAGCCCTGTTCTCCGGGGCAAAGTGGTCGAACAGAAACAGCGGCGCGGCGGTTCGACCCAAACCGATAAGAAGTTTCCCGGCGGGTTTCTGCGAATCACGGGCGCAAATTCGTCGGCCCCGCTCCAATCAATCTCGGTGCGGTTTGTCATCAAAGAGGAATTGTCCGAATGGCCCGATCAGCTTGAATCGCGCGGCGATCCAGACACGCAGGTCGATAAGCGCCAAACGGCCTATAGCGCCACCAAAAAGACGTTCAACGTTTCAACCCCCGGCACGGCAGGAACCTGCCGCATCACGAAGAAATTCGAGGCAGGCGATCAGCGGCGCTACTACGTGCCCTGCCCGGAATGCGGTCATTATCAGATCCTCGAATTCGAGCATCTGAAGCACAATGACGCGCCGCCGTATGAGGCCTATTACCTATGCCAGAGCGGCAACGGCTGCTTTATCCAGCATCACCATAAATCGGCGATGCTGGCGGCGGGCCGCTGGGTGGCCCATGCGTCGGGGGAAGGGCGGGAGCCAAGTTTCCACCTGCATCAGCTCTATTCGCCCTTCGTCAGTTGGGACGATACCGTACAGGAAAAGAAAAAGGCCGAAGCGGGCGGCCCGCGCGACATGAAGGTTTATGTCCAGCAGGTTAAAGGCGAAGCCTATGAGGAAAAAGGCGAGGTGCCGGACTATAACCTGCTGCTTGCCCGGCGCGAGGATTACGCGTCCCGCACGCTGCCCTATGGCGCTTTGTTCCTAAGCGCTGGGGTCGACGTGGGGCATCACTATCTGGTTTATGAGGTGGTGGCCTGGGGTCCGGGGCGTGCGTCCTGGTCGGTCGATCATGGGATTCTGCAAGGCGATACCAAGTTGCCCGCCGTTTGGGCTGCACTGGATGAGGTTTTGGACCGCGCTTACCCTGATTCGGTTGGGCGCGCCCATTACATCCACGCGGCTGCGGTCGATTCGGGCGATGGCAACCGCGCTCTCGACGTGTACCGCTACTGCCGAAGCCGCCCGAAGACACTCGCAATCAAGGGTATGCCGGGCTGGCGAAGGCCGATTATCGGCACCCCAAGCCGGGTGGACGTGGATGAAAACGGGCGAAAATGGACCGGCGGCGCACTGGTTTGGCCGGTGGGCACCTGGGAGATTAAGACCGATTTTTATGCGGCCCTCGGGCGTGCTGGCACGCCAGCATTAAAGCAATTCGAACCGGGTTACTGCCATTTCCACAATGGTTGCGACGAACCGTTTTACAAACAGTTGACGGCGGAAGCGCTGGTAACAAACGAAAAAGGCAAACAGGAATGGAAGCCCTTTGGTGAAAACCACTTCCACGACGCCCGCATTTACGCCATCGCGGCGGCGGCGTCGCTTGGGCTTTACAACCTGACCGAAGAGCAATGGGCGGCAATGGTTGTTGCCCATAACGATCTGCCGAAACCTTCGCAAGCTGACCTGTTTCTGCAAGCCCTAACGCCGATTCTGGCGGTGCCGCAGACCGCTGCACCGCAAGCCCCTGTGGCGCAACCACCCGAACCCCCGCCCGCCCCGCGCTCTGGCTTTACGCTTGGGCGGGGCTTTGGGCGATCTTAGAGGAGAAACCCTATGCTTCCTGCTGAAGAGCGGATGAACCGGCTGGTGAGTGCGCGCGATTCGGGCGTGTTGCGGGTCGAGGTGGATGGGCAAGTGGTGCAATACCGCAGCCTGATCGAGTTGGAGCACGCCATTGGTGCCGTTCAAAGCGAAATTCACGGCGGCGGGATTGTGACGCGCCAAGCCGGGTATAGCCGGGGAGCGATTTAGCCGATGAACCTGCTGGATCGGGCGATTTCTGCGATTTCGCCAACGGCGGGCTTGCGCCGAATGGCGGCGCGGGCGGGCCTTGACCAGATGAAAGCCCTTTCCGGCAAGCGGTCTTACGATGGCGCGCGGGTGGGGCAAAAAAAAGGCTCCCCGTTCGGGCGCGATTGGGCGCAAGGGCACCATTTAAGCGACCTGCGGCGCGGCGCGCGGTATTTGGACCGAAACTCCTCCTACGCCGGTAAGGCGATGGATGTTTTGGCGAATAACGCCATCGGCGAAGGCTGGATGGCTGGGTTTTCCCACGTAAAGCGCAAAAACCAGCGGGTTACGCTCGAAACCGAGTATGAGCGCTGGTGCAAGGTTGCTGATTTTCGCGGCAAACAGAGCTTTGACGGGCTGTGTTGGACGGCCACCCGCTCCATGCTGGTGGATGGTGAAATCATCATCCGGTTTCATGTGGTCCCCTGGAAGCCGGGTGATCCTGTGCCCCTGCGGCTAGAACTGCTGCCGATCGATCTGTTGTCGTCGGGCTCGATCACGAAAAGCAATGTGATCGACGGCATCGAATACGACGAAAACGCTCGCCCGGTGGCCTATTATTTTACGCAGGAAGGCTTGCGGCGCGATGGGGCCTTTATCGGCGGCAAGCCGCCCGTTCGGGTGCCTGCGGAAGAGATTATTCATCTCTACGAAGTGCTGAACGCGCTGCAATGGCGCGGGATTACGCGCATGGCGCGCGCCATGCTGCGGATCTCGGATTTGGAAGAATATGAGGAAGCGCGGTTAATCCAGGCGAAAATTGCGGCCTGTTTTGCCGCTTTCGTGACCGATCTGCCAAGTTCAACCGGGCTTTCGCCTGCCATTGCGCCCTTGCAATCGGCCCCAGGTCGCCCTGGTCAACAAATTGAGCAATTGGCCCCTGGGCTAATTGCTTACCTAAAGCCCGGTCAGGACGTAAAAACCGCTGTGCCCCAGCGCATTGAAACCGGGGGGTATGTGAGCGATCAAATCAGGGCTATCGCGGTCGGCTGCGGCGTGATGTACGAACAGATCAGCGGCGATTTGGAAAAGGTCAATTATTCCTCGTTCCGCGCAGGGGATCGGGATTTCAAACGCTCCATCAAAGTGTTGCGCCAGTTAACCCTACTGCCCCAGCTTTTTGACCGGGTGTGGAGCCAGTGGGCGCGGGCTGCGGCCATCATGGGAATGACCTACGCGCCCTCGGTATCGCCGGTTTGGACGCCCCCCGCTTTCGAGAGTGTTGACCGCAGGGCCGATGCCGAAGCGGACAGGCTGGAACTCGACAACGGCACCGCGACCGAAGAGCAGTTGGTGCTAGAGCGCGGCGTGACCGTTGCCCAGCAAATCGCCTCGCACGAGGCATCCAAGGAGCTTTATACCGCGCGCAAGGGCGGCGCTCCGCAATTCGATAAGCCCGGCCCAAGCGCCGCTTAGGAGACAAAAACATGCCTGAGCCGATCAAACCTACCCCAGCGGAGGGGGTTGGGGCTGAAACCTTTGTCCGCGCACTTTCCCTAACCCGGATCACTCCGGCGGAAGGGTCCGATACCACGGCAGCCGTTGAATTCGAAGCGGTGATGAGCACGGGGGCGGCGGTGCTGCGCTACGATTGGGGACGCGACCGTTTTGTGTCGGAAGTGCTCGATATGAGCCCTAAGGCGGTCGATATCGAGCGCATGAACGCGGGTGCGTCGGTGCTGGATAGCCACCGAACTTCGGGGTTAGAGGCGGTTTTCGGCAATGTCGTTCCGGGTTCGGTGCGACTGGAAAACGGCGTTCTGAAAGCCCGTCTGCGGCTTGATCCGCAAGACGCGCGGTCGCGCAAAGTCGTGGAAGGTTTCGTGCGCGGCCTGTCGGTGGGTTACACGGTCAGCCGCTGGGAAATCGATGAGGCGACCGATCCTGTGACGGTGCGAGCCACGCGCTGGCAACCCCATGAAGTTTCGGTGGTGTCGGTTCCGGCCGATCCCGCCGCTATGGTTTCGCTTGCCGGAAGGCAGGCGTTTTTCGGCCCTGACCGGGCTTCCCACTGTTGAGGAAAAAATGCCGAACACAACCGAAGAAACCCGGTCTACGCCGGACAATAGCACGCAGGCCCCGCCTGCGGCCGCGCTAACTTCGCAAGCAGATGTGCTTGCGACAGAGCGCAAACGCATGGCCGATATTCTCGACGCCTGCACGCGCAGTGGCTTTGCCGCCGACGCCCAAACCTATATCGAGGGCGGGCAAACCGCCGATCAGGTCCGCAGCGCGCTGTTTGAAAAAATGGCCGCCAAAACGCCGAAAATCGATGTTCAGATCGGCGGGCAAGACGCCTCGAACCCGCTACCGCGCCAATTGGCAATGACGGCGGCGGTGCTGGCCCGCGCCAATGTGACCGTGAAGCCGGAGGATTTGGCGCGCGACGGTGTGACTGCGGCTCAAATCAGCACGATGAGCCGGGAGTATGCCGGTACAACGCTCCTGCGAATGGCCGAACAGGCGCTGATCGATGTGGGCGTTAATACGCGCGGCATGCGTCGATGGATATTGCCAAATATGCCCTGGGGTTGGAACGCGCCCCTGGCATGATGGCGACCAGCGATTTCCCGATTGCGCTGGGCGAGGCGGCGGGCCGCTCCTTGCGCGCCGCCTATGCGTTGCAACCGCAGACCTGGCGGAAACTCGTTAACATCGTTCCGCTATCGGATTTCCGGCCGGTCAAACGGGTGCAAATCAGCGAATTCGACCTGCTAAAAAAAGATCGAAGAGGGCGGTGAATACACCAGCGTTGCCTTCGGTGAAGCGGGCGAAACCCTGCAACTCGGCACCTTTGGCCGTAAAACCGCGCTGACCCGCCAAGCGATCATTAATGATGATCTTGGCATCTTCAGCCGCATTCCGCGCATGTTCGCGGCAGCGGCGGCGATGACCGAGGGGAATTTGGTCTGGGCGCTCATTACCGGCAACCCGGTGATGGCCGATGGTGTGGCCTTGTTCCATGCCAGCCATAACAATTTGGCCGGGGCCGGGGCCGCGCCCGATGTGGCTAGCCTTTCGGCCATGCGGAAAGCGATCCGCATGCAAAAGAGCCTTGGCGGCAATGAAATGAATTTGGCGGCATCGCTGATTCTCGCCCCGCCGTCGCTGGAAACCGGGCTGGAACAACTGTTGGCTCCCCTGGCGCGTTACCTTCCGGCGACGACGGATGAAGTCAACCCCTTCGCTGGTAAATTCGAGACCGTGATTGAATCTCGGCTTGAAACCGCCTCGGCAACGGCTTGGTACGGCATGGTGAGCCCCAACACCATCGATACGATCGAGGTGGCTTATCTTAACGGTCAGCAGGGTCTCTATACCGAAAGCCGGGTCGGCTTCGATGTGGACGGCATGGAAATGAAGGCCCGGCTCGATATCGGCGCATCCGTTATCGATTTCCGTGGCTTCTACAAGAACCCCGGTTAAGGAAAACTCCCTATGAAAAACCATGTTCAAATCGGGGATACGCTCCCCTTTACTGCCCCTTACGCGGTTGCGGCCGGGGCGGGGTTTCAGGTGGGCGGGCTGTTTGCCGTGGCGGTCAATGCGGCGGCGAACGGTGCGCCCGTGCAGGGCAATTTTGACGGGGGTTTATACCCTCGCCAAAGTGGCGGGTTCGGCCTGGACGGTAGGTGAGATTGTCTACTGGGATAATGCCGCCAAAGCCTGCACCGACACGCCCGCATCGAACCTCAAAATCGGTCATGCGACCGAAGCTGCGGCGTCTAGCGCGACGGCTGGCGCTGTGCGGCTCAACGGGGCCTATTGATGGACGTGCTGGCGGCTGCTATCGGCGATGCACTCACCGATAGCAGCCTCTCGCAGCCCTTCACTTTTTGGCCGGTCGATACCCCGGCTCAGGTTAGGCCAGGGCGGGGGGTATTGCGCCGCCCGGATCGGGCGGGGAGCTTCGGTATCGCCCGGCCCCAGCTTACGGCGATGAGCCTGCGGGTTCCTACATCGCTGGGCGTTGGGCTGAAGCATCAAATCGACATCGATGGGCAACGGTTTTCGGTGGTGAAAATCGAAGCCGAGCCTTCCGGCCTAACGGCGGTGCTGTCGCTGACAGAGGTGACAAAAAAATGAGCCAACTCCTGCATTTATTTCGCGGTTCTGTCGTTCTGCCGTCGCCGCTGTTAACCCCGGTGGCCTTGCCGGAACGGATCGTGTGCCCCACCAATAGCCCGGAACGGCTGCTGTTGACGGCGATTTTCAGCCCCCAGGGCACGCCAGACCCGGCCTGTGTGATTACGGCCTATGTGCAAACCCAGCTTGGCGAAGGGCAGTTTTTCGATATTGCGGCCTTTAGCTTTGCCGCAACGGGCGAAACCCGCAGCTTTAACCTTTCGGCAAGCGCGCCGATTACCACGGCAACCCAACTGCTCAAAAACGCTTTGCCGCCGGGAACCTCCGTGAATGGCGTTTTGGGACGGCAGTATAGTTGCATTGTGCTGGTCACGGGCGGCTATCCGGCGGGGTCCGAGCTTGAAATTTCGGGGCAGTTCGCATGAGCAACCCGCCCGTTCCGGTTTGGGAAACCATCGTTCAGGCGCTGGAAGCCCGGTTGCGGGCGTTGGAGTGGCCGGGGCTTACGGTCGAGCGTAACCGCACGGTCGAGGTGTCAGCCGATGAATGCCCGTTCTTGGCGCTTTATGAAGCCGATGAGGATGAGCCGGAGGAAGATTCGGCGGCGGCCCGGAAATCGTCGGGCGTTGAAATCGAACTCTACCTGCAAGCCCCCCGCGACCACGACACGCCGGGGGCAGCCCTCGGGGCCGATCTGAACGGGCTGATTGCGATGGTCGAGTTTGCCGTACTGGAAGGTACCAACCAATCCCCGTCCTGGTGGCCTGACGGTACGGTGGATATTCGGCGTGGCGCGATCAGCCGAACGCTTGAAACGGGCGAAACGAGCCTGCCGAGCGGTGGGGCCAAAATAGAATTCACCGTCGATTACTGGACCCGGCCGGGCGATCCCTACACTCCCGGCCCGTAACCTAAGCCTTAAAATTTGAGGATCTGATGACCCATCGCCCGCTGTCTCCGGCGGCGCGATCGGGAGGGTCTCTCCTGCTCAGCGATGAGCCGGAAACGCCCCCGGTTGTGCCTGCCGCGCCCGCCAAACCCGCGCCCGCGCCGGGTAGCAAACCCGTAAAGCCGGAGGAAAAATCCGATGAGTGAAGTTAAAAAGCGCAGCCGAAAGGGCGCAGTCTATATCGCCATCCAGGGCTTTGATGACGTGATGGTCACGCCCGACTTGGTGAATGACGGGGTTTTAGGGGAAAACCTCGACCTGTCCTATAACCCCCAAACGGTCACGACGAACGAATTCACCAATTCGCTCGATCGGCGCGCGCGCATCGTGGGCGGCTTCAAGGCTACCTTGAATTTCGAAGCCTATTTGAAGGGCTCGGGCCTGCCGGGGGTTGCGCCGGAGTTTGGCCGGCTGCTGCAAGCCTGCGGCTATGCCGAACAGGTGATTTCCACGGCGGTGACGGGCACCGATATCGCCTTTGTGAATGCCACCGGCAAAATCACGGCGGCCGCCACGAATATTTCGGGCTTCACCGTTGGCACCGCTTTGCACGTTCAGCACGCTGACCGGCGGGTGCAGGGCTCCTATGTGGTCACGGCAGTCGGGGCCGGTGAAATCACCGTTACCAATGAGGACGGCACGGCCCCAACCTTCCCGAACACGGCAGCAGGGCCAAGCGTAACCCTGCGGCGCGGCATTTCGGCGGCAACGGCAACGGCGGGAACCGACACAAGCGCCACGCTGGCGGCCCCCTTTGCGGCGACCGATCAGCTTTACCGGGGCGCGCCCCTGCTGCTGACCGGCAACCCCGCAACGCCGACGCTTTCGTTCGTCAATGATTATACCGCCGGGCGCTTGGCGGAACTGACGGATAAGTTCGCAACGGCCTTGAGCACGTCCACCATCGCCTCGGTCCCGCCCTGCGTTGTGTATACCCCAGCAAGCGATAACCTGCCGTGGCTGACGGTTTGGGCGAATCTCGACGGCGTGATGGTCAAACTGTTCGGCTGCGTCGGCTCCTTCTCCGTCGAAGCCCAGGCGGGCGGGGCGGCAAAGGTGAAATTCAACCTGTCGGGCCTCTATGATTCGGAAATCGATCAGGCCCCCGGCGCAACGGCCTATGACGGCACGCGCCCGGCGATTTGGCGCGATAGCGTTTTCGAAGTGAACCGCCGCAAAATCGGCACCAGCAAATTGATGGTCGACACGAAAAGCCAGGTGGAATTTCCGCCGAACCCCAACGGCGGCGAAGGGTTTGACCCGCCGATCATCATTAGCCGCGAAATGACCGGCTCGATTGACCCGAACCTGTCGACGGTGGCGACGCAGGATATTATGACCGCGTTCCGCAGCGGCGAAACCCAACCCATCCACGCGCGCCTCACCGGCGGGCCGGGGGCAGTGCCGGGCAATCGCGTCGGCATGGTTATTCCGGCGGCGCAATATAGCGATGCCAAACCCACCGACCGCAACGGCGTGCGCGCCCGTGAAATCCCCTTTGACTGCACCCGCGAAGACGGCGGGTTCATGCTCTGCTTTTTCTAAGGATTGCAGCAATGGCAATGCCGGTTTCCCCAACAATTCTTCACCGCTTTACCCCCAGCTATTACGAGGAAGGCAAGTCTCCCACCTACTTGCTGAAAGTGCCGACGCTGATTGAACGCGCGGCCTATAACCGCGAACTGCAAACCCTGGGGATTAGCTACCCTTCGGACGAAACCCTGAACGGCCTGTTGCGCGACGGGCTTGACCTGTTCAACCCCGATAACCGCGCCGATCTGGAAGACGCGCTGACCGCGCTGGAAGCGGCCAAGGCCGAAAAGACCGAACCGCCGGAAGACGCAATCACGCTGGTCACCGATCTAGAAGCGCTGCTGCGCCAGCATTACCAGCCCTTCGCCGAAGCGCTGGCGCAACGGGCCTATGCGGTCGAGGTTCGGCAGATCGTGGCCTGCCGCATGTTCCTGCGGGGGGTTGAAAATGCACCCTTCACCTTGAAACCCAGCGGCACCACGCTTGCCGACGCCGATCTGATGAAACTGCCGGAACTCGACCGGCTGATGATTGCCGTTGAACTGAACCGGCTGATGAACCCGGAGCCGGAAACGGAAAAAAACTAACCCTTGCCGTCGCCGTGGCGCTCTACCCCCAGGATTTTGCCGGGGGCGCGGTTGCGGCGGACGGCAGCGGCTGGGACGTGCTCGGCACTTACTACCCCACCAATCCCCGGCTGCTGCTGGATGACGACGCCCAGGCCATGCTGACCATCTGGTGCGCCTGCCGCACCAGCGGCTTCGGACCGGGGCATCTTCCGGCGGCGGGCGGCGCGGGCGATCAATCGGCGCTGATGATGGATTGCCTAAACCTCATGAATGCCGCCGAAGCCAGACTACGCAAGGCGCGGGGGGAGGATGAATGAGCCTGAACCTTGAGCTTGAAGCGCAAATCAAAGCGCGGATGGAAAAACATAAAAAACGGCTCAAGCGGTATATGACCCTGGCGGCAACGGAAGCCGGGGCGTGGACACGCGACGAACTGCAACGCCAAGCCGCAAGCTTTATGCACAAGGGCCGCAGCAGCGCGGGCACGCAAGACCCGATCCGCTCAATTCGGCTGACGATCTATCCCAAAAGCGGCGATAGCCTCGGGGCGGCGGCGGAAATCCGCTTCGCGGCGAATTGGTGGCGCGCGCACATCGAGGGGCCGGAGGTGATTACGGCGGCGGGCGGGCGCTGGATGGCGATTCCCCTGCCTGCCGCCATTGATATGGGGTTGGACCGCACGCGCGGCGACCGGGGCGCGGGCATGCGGCTATCAAAGCGGGCCAATATCCCTAAAAACCTGCGCTTTGTGCCGTTCGACGGCGGCAGACGCGCCCTGCTGGTCATGGATGCACTGGTTACGAAAGCCGGGAAAACCCGGCGCTTGGGTGCGGGGAAATCCAGCCAACGCGGGGCATCGATCCCACTGTTTTTGTTAGTGCGCTCCGTGCGGCTGCCGAAACGCATCGATGTGAAAAAAGCCGAACGCGATGGCTTCCAACGCTACGTGCGGGCCGTGACCCGAGGCGTTGAAAGCGCGTTCTACGAGTACGATTAGGCGGCCCGGCTGCCCAAAAGCGAGAGATTCCCCCGATGGCTGATGTCACCATTCGCTTTGCGACCAAAGACGTAAATGTCGTTCGCGCGGCCCTGGAATCGGTGGGTAAGGATGGCGAAGCGGCCCTGAGCCGCGTCAATACCGCCCTTGCCAAAATGGGCAAAAGCGGCGGTAGTGCCGAACAGGCCGCCGAAGGCATGGCAAAGGTCCGCCAGGAAATTGAAAAGGTCGGGCGGGGCGGGGCGGGTATCGACGCCGCAACGCGCGGCCTTGCCGCCTTTGACCGGCAAGCCGGGATGACCTACGGCCAAACCCAGGCTTGCGCGCCGGGTTTATCAACCTGTTCCAAACGG